AGGTGCCAACAAAATGGATGCAGAGTTTGGCGTAGCCTCTATGGCACCACTTTTCGGCTCGTGCGACAACCAAGGCAAATTCTTAAAGAACAACTTATTGGAATTTCCACGGGCCGATAACGAACACATCAAGGCTCTTATTGAGCAGCTGATCACATGGTCAGCAGGAACCAAGAATAAGCAAGACGGTCCTATGGCGCTCTGGTTTGCAGAGACGCAGATGCGGGACTACATCAACCAGATGGGTTCATACGGGCAGACATTTGTGAAGAACAAGTTTGCCACACGCAGCCAAATAGCAAACCGTAAGGTCGTTAACTTGGAAGAATACGCAAGACTACAAGAACAACTAGCAGTGAATGGGGGAACGTTCTATGGCACTAGATATTGATCAGATCGCTATCAAAGTCCGCAAGCTACGTGACCATTACCACACCCGCGACTCACGCTGGTCAGATCTCCTTTCAATTCGTCAAGGCAACATCCAGCAGGTATTCCCTGGCATGTTTCCTGATGAGTTCCCTAAGCCAATGGTGTCAAACTTTATTGACATCGCAGCCCGCGACGTAGCAGAAGTTATCGCTCCGCTTCCTGCATTTAACTGCGACACAACAGATTCTATCTCTGACCGTGCCCGTCGCCGTGCCGACAAGCGCACCATGATCGCAGCAGGTTACCGCGATACATGTAACCTTCAGACTCAGATGTACACAGCCGCAGATCGTTACCTTACTTACGGCATGATCGCATTTATCATTGAGCCTGATTGGGAAAACAATCGCCCAATGATCCGCATTGATAACCCAATTGGTTCATACCCTGAGCATGACCGCTTTGGCAAATTGCTTTCTTACACACGTCGTTACAACAAGACTGTGCGTGAGTTGATCAATGACTTCCCAGAACTTGAAGGTCAACTTAAGGGACCATACGAGAACCGCAACTCAGAGCGTATGCTTGAGGTATTCCGCTATCAGGACAAGAACGAACTTATCCTCTTCATCCCAGAGCGCAAGAATCTTATCCTTGAGCGTGCTAAGAATCTACTTGGTGAACTGCCTGTAGTTATTGCTACTCGCCCAGGTATTGACTCTGATGAACACCAGCGTGGTCAGTTTGATGACATCATGTGGGTTCAGGTTGCCCGCGCTCGCTTTGCAACGCTACAACTTGAAGCCGCACAGAAGTCTGTACAGGCTCCATTTGCTTTGCCAGCAGACGTTAACGTTCTTGAGATTGGTCCAGATGCAACTATCCGCTCTGCCAATCCTGAAAAGATCCGCCGTGTAGCACTTGATATTCCTAACGGAATCTTCCAAGAGACAGCTGCACTAGATCAGGAACTTCGTGTTGGTTCACGTTATCCACAAGGCCGTCTAGGACAGCAATCAGGTTCTATCGTTACAGGCCGTGGTGTAGAAGCACTTATGGGTGGATTTGATACTCAAGTTAAGACTGCACAAGCTGTCTTTGCTGAGACATTCCGCCACGTCATGCGCCTGTGCTTTATGATGGATGAGAAGTTGTTTGGCAATGTCACTAAGGAAGTTCGTGGCGTTAACGCTGGCGCTCCTTATGAGATTACCTATACACCATCCAAGGACATCCAAGGCGATTACTGGTGCGATGTCTCCTATGGAATGATGGCTGGACTTGATCCAAACCGTGCTTTGGTATTCGGTTTGCAGGCCAGAGGTGATAAACTTATCTCTAGAGATTTCTTACGCCGCCAGATGCCATGGGAAATGAACGTCACCATGGAAGAAGAAAAGGTTGAAGTAGAAGAACTACGCGATGCTCTTATGCAATCAGTAGCCGCTTATGCTCAAGCAATTCCATCTATGGCAATGCAAGGACAAGATCCTTCAAAGGCTATTACAGCAATCGCAGCAGCGATTAAGGGCCGCATGGCTGGAGACAACATCGAAGATGTTATCGCCGCAGCCTTTGCACCTGAAGTTTCCCCAGAAGTTGCAGCCGCTGGTGAGGCACAAGCCCCAGGTCAGGCTCCTACTGGGGAGCCTACTCCACCGCAAGGTGGCGCTCCAATGCCAGCACCGCAAGGTGGAGGCTCAGCACTACAAAACCTGCTCGCAGGTCTTTCTTCTTCTGGTTCACCGCAGCTTGCTGCGTCTGTTTCCAGACGCTCACCAGCCTAACGTTTCTGGTGAGAAACTAAACCCTATAGGAGATAAACAATGGCAACAAAGTCATCATTGACAAGTTCCGTTCCAAAGCCAAAGATGCAAGGTGGACATGGTTCATCTGCTGCAACAACACAAAAGACTTCAATTCAAAAGAAGTCTGGCCCAGTTGGAACAGGATCATCAACAATCAAGTACAGCGCACAGCCTTCTGGAACAAAGGGAACAGGCACCAACGCTGGAAAGCCAATGAAGTAGTCAAATGAATTACGATGAGCAGGGTGGGCGCAGCCCCGTACACATTAGTGTATGGGATGTACTCGCCCTTCTCTCCGACACGGTATCGGACATACTTACCGTATTTTCAAATTTCTTTAACGTGCTAACACATATGTTAGATACACACGCAAGTTTCGTGGATGACCAAAAGACATTCCACGAGTATGCCGCCCGTACCATTGAAAAATTAAACGAGGGAGAATAAGATGCCACAGGCACAAAAGCCAGCAATGACATCAGGCCCTGGAGCGATGAGTCGCAGAACCGATGGCGGACCAGCATCAAAGCAGGCACAGCGTTATGTCGCTGGTATGCCTAATTACGGCGATGGACAAGAGCTAATGGATCTACAAGCATCTGCTCCCATGGCTAAAGCAACAACAGCTGCACCTTCCTCTGCGCCGCAAGCACAACAAGGTGGACAGCAAGCACAACCAGCACAGCCTATTACACCATTGACTGCACCAACCATGCGCCCTAACGAACCAGTTACTGCTGGCTCACCACTAGGACCTGGACCTGGACCATCAGTTCTTGGAACTATGCCTATGCAAGCAGGCGGAGCATCCGCAAAGCAAGCAGTGCAAGCACTAGCCTCTCATCCAGATGCCTCTCCAGAATTACAACGCCTAGCGCAACTTCTGGGAAAGTAATTTATGGCAACAAATCCCAATGAGACTGGTATTCAACTAGGCAATCAAATTGCTCAGTCATATCCTCGTGCATCTGCTGGTATTAAAGCAGCAGCTATTCAATCGAATGATCCGAATACTGCCAATACTCTTGCATCCGTAGATTCTGTTTCGCAGACTGCTAACGCATTACAGCAACACCAAGTCACCTATAACTCAAGTGGTTGGTGGAATAACATCCTCAAAGATACAAAGGATGTTGCTGGTGCTGTTACAGGCTTTATCGCTAATACCCCTGTTATTGGCACACTTGCCAAATGGGCTGGAAAGCCATTGCAAGAAGTGCAAAAAGATTACAAGTTTATTCACAGTCTTTGGGCTGACCAAGGCCCTGCCGCTGGTATCTTTGGCACACTAGGCGTAATCGCTGGTGGAGTTATTGGTTCAGCACTTGGTCCAGAAGGTACAGCACTTGGTGCTGGTCTTGCTGGCTCTTTAGAGCGTAACATCCTTGGCCGTGTAGTGCCAAACTTTAAGTCATCTTTGGATAAGTCCAATGACCCAAACTACAACGTTTCTTTTGGCCGTGACTTGGCTCATGGTCTATCTAATGTTCCTGGCTTTGGCACATTAACCAATACTGACAAAGGCTTTGGCCAAATCGTATCTGGTATTGCCGATGCAACCTTTGACTTTAGCGCAGATCCATTGGCTAAAGTTGGCAAGATTTATGGCAAGGTTAAGAACGGTGATTATCTTGCTGAGGCTAAAGATGCCCAAGGTAATGTTATCCGCGATGAAAGCGGAATACCTATCGTCAAGGCAACGCTTCCTATCGCCTCTCGCGCACCAGAAGTTGAGAACTTTCTCAAGACAGTGGCTCCTTCTGTACAAACCAGCGACCAACTCCTTCAGGCATATAACAACACCTTCAACTGGCAGTTCCGTGGCGCCGTTAAGGATATTGCAAGCCTTAAAAACCCTGTAGATATTCAGGTCAAGTACGCCAATTCTAAGTTTACAACTCCACTTGCCACTGCCTTAGCAAAGGCAGACACAGAACAAGACGTACTTAACGTTCTTGGTCGTTCTATGTATAGCAATGAGTTTGCTCAAGCTGCTACTCCTACAGGTGCATTGGTTCTTCCTACTCGTACACTAGGTAAGATTTTCAGTGGCGCTGCTGGTGCAGAGCGTATCCGTTCTAGCGCACAAGCCACCACTCTTAATGATGAAATGAATTTCCTCCTGCCTAAGCGGTCTACTGTTATGGTGCCAAAGATGGAGCAAGTAACAGATGCTGATGGCAACGTTACTATGCAACAAGCTGTAAACGAGTTTGGCAAGCCAGTAATGACTGCCAAGTTGGACGAGAACGGCGAAGTAGTTACTAAGATTAACGCTCCAGTGTGGGCTAGAAATCCTAAGCAACTTCCCGAGAACGTTATGAATGCTATGGCATCAAAGGTTCGTACATTTACAGGCATGAAAGCCTTGTCTATGAACCAAGACTTGATGAAGCAATCAGCTGAAAAGATTGACTTCTCAGACCCTAACGCTGGCATTACTGTCTACAACCTTCTTAACTACGCTATGCCTTCCAGCGTTGCTAAGGAATATGCAGCAAAGGTAATGACTGCTGGCGAGCAAGACCGTAGAGCGTTGCTTCGTGCAGCACAGGTTGAAGTTCTCAAGGCTGCTGGCCTTCCTGATGAAGCAGGAATGCTTAACAAGATTCTTTCTCAAGTACACCGTGCTACTTTCGGAGATGAAGTAACTAACGGCGTATACGGCTTCCTTGATGGCAAGCCACTGGGTAACATGGAAGATGCTCAAGGTAATGCGGTTAACGCAGCCCTTGACCCTTCACAGCGCTACCTTGGAGCAATGATTGATCTAAAGTCAATGCATCAAGCAATTCGTGCTACCAAGGCATACGGCATCTTATACAACCATGCTGATGACTTCTTTACTCATTACACCAACCGTATCTTTGCGCCATTGACCTTGCTGTCCACAGGTTTTGGACTTCGTGTATCTGGTGCTGAAGCACTACACCAGGTCATTCGCAAGGGTCTTGGAGACTATCTCAGCAATGTCGTTGCAGATTCTGCTGCTCGTTAC